AGTCATTATCATTTCTTTAACATCTTCTTTTCCACCAGATGCTTCTTCTATAGCTCTCATTTGGTCATCACTAAATTTAACCATTCTTGCAGCTTTAACACCCTTATCTACATTACGATAAGTATCACCAGTTTGATTTCCTGGGAAACTAGCCTGTAGCTTACCATTAGCATTAAAGATTATCTGAGGGTCACTAGGACGATAGCCACCTTTAACGCCACTAGCATTCTGTGCTGCTGCACTTCCTGTAGTAACATACTCATTAAATACAGTACCAGTTATGTTTGTTTCCCAAGTGTTAGTATAGTTGCTACCTGTATGCGACACGTATCTTATCTGGTATCTTTCATAAATCATATAACCAAAAGCTTTAGGGTCACGTATTAATATTGATTCATCACCAATACCGAATACGTTATATTCCTGTGTACCACCATCACCAATTTCCATTAGGAAAGTATAGTCAAGAATATCTCCAGCCTTAATAGCACCATCGAGATTCAGTTTAATATTCGTTGATGCTACTGTAAGTTGTGGTGTCCCTTTAATCATCCAAGGTTCTACTGTATGAACTTTAGCTTCACCACTAGCAATTTGATCTACAACAGTTCTAGAATTAACATCACTAATAATTTTTACATAAGAGTCTGTGAGTTGATAGTTAAAGCCTAGCTGTCTGCCAAGGCGTATCAACTCACTAGACATAGTTCCTTCTATAGTGTATGTATTTCTGACCTCACTAAGTACATCTTTGTTCATTCCAATATATACTGTAGAGTTAGGTATGAAGCCACCTTTACTTACGATAGCTTCAATTATCTCCTTATTAGTATATCCTACAAATGTACCTGTAAGTAGTAGTGGCTTAATAGGTACATAAGCCGAACGGGGAATACACCACATAGTAGTAACATGGTTAGGAAGTTCTTTCCGTCCCCATGTATTAGTAATGAAACCTTCCATAAGAACATCCATCTTTCCATCTTCGTAACCAGCACTTAGGATGAATGTCTTATCTTTAATAGTGTACAACGACTGGACGAACTCAGGACTAAGGTTATAAACATCAATCTTAAGTTCGTCAGCATTCCAGCCTATCTGACTTTGCAGAATAAAATCTATTCTGTTTAAGGTGATAAGCTGTATGGTTTGATCTTTAGCTTTTACTTCTAATACAATCTTTCTCTTCCACATAGTACCTCCTTAAACAGTGCCTAATGCTCCATCAGGCTTAATGGCTGCTGCTACAGTTTTATCACCTCTGTTTCCTACGAAGTTGATATTACTGCCGTCAATTGTAACCAGAACATTTACATCTTTATTATTAGATGCTTGTGGTCTACCTTGTGCTTTCTCCCAATCTTCAGCAGACTTATCGTACTCACTCTTATAACCTCTTTCCTTCTTCTCTAATTCAGGGTTATGTTCCCAAGCAGGATTATAGTTATTATCTTTAGGAAGTTGTTTAGGAGAATGTCCTAGTCCGTAGTTCATATCTTTAGTTAGGTCTACCAGACTTTTAGTTAAACTATTCTCAGCACTCTGTGGAAGATTGCTCAAGTCTTTAAGGGCACCATTTACTTTGTCTGTGTTTGCTTTTGCTTCAGCCTCCCTTTTCTCTATATTTTCTGGAGACATACCTAAAGTTTTACTAACAGAACTAAAGATATTTGCATTCGGGCCACCAGTGTTAAAGTTGTCATATATGTCAGCGCCATATACAGCAGCCATACCACCAAGATTGTCCCTATCTGTAAGGAATTTTGAGCCTTGTGCAAGAGCCAGTACAGAGTGTTGAGTATCTCCGGAGTGCCCTAGTCTTAGTAAAGATGAATCAAGACCTCCAGACAACATCATAGAAGCTAAAGCTCTTTCACTATATTGTCCATTATTCTTGGCTCTTATAATAGAGACAAGTGCTGCTGGATCATTAGAGTGCTGCATAACATCTTCGAAAGTAACTAGACCTCTCATGGCAGCTACAAGTCTTTTAGCAGAGTCAAAGTTACCTGACTCCATTCCACCTGCCATTAAAGATATGGTACTCATTGCACCAGAGCTTTGACTCTGAGTCATTCCTCCAGCAGCCATCATTATACTGTTAGTAGTATATGTTGTAGGATCCATTCCAATATCATATGCAGCACCAATAAATCTATCAGTACCTTTAGCTGCAATATTAATACCAGACTGTAGAGTATCTACAACATCACCAACAAGACCTGCAACGGAAGCTCCTTTAGATTTTCTTTTAGGAGTAGCAGCACCACCATTTTTGGATGCAGATGATTTACCTCCACCTCCACCTCCACCGCTACCACCACTGGCACCAGTTGTTCCACCAACTCCTTTAGCAGCTTTAGCATCATCCTCTCTTTCAACCATAGCACCATGCTTCTTGCTTAGGATGTAAGGAGTCTCACCACCTTCTGCCAACATTGCTTCAATTTCTTTTAGCGGTTTTCCTTTGAACTGTCCTAGTCCTTCAACACCACGTTGAATATCTTTAGCAGCTCTTAAGCCCCATGTAGGGTCACGCTTAAATGTATGGTCACGAAGCTCTAACTCTTTCTTTTGATTATACGTTCCCTGTACAACAGTCATCTGATCTAAGTTACCAACATGCATTTGATGTTGTGCTTGATGATAATAATTCTTAAAGTCCTGAAACTCTGCCGTAGACTTAATTTCCAAACCTTCTCTCATAGGTCTGCCAGCTTTATCTACAAGCAACCTATCAATGGAAGTACCACCAGGAAATTGACTGTTAGTCAACATTGGCATCTTCATTGCTGTGATACCAGTACCACTAAACTTAGATTTCATATAAGCATCAGCAATAGGATCTTCCATGTCCACACCACGTTGCATGTGTTCATTCATTGCTTGAAACTTATTACTTGTTATATCGCTAAGTCTCTTACCAATTGTATTATTCAGCTTCTCATCAGAGATAGGCCCAAGACCTTTTACTCCTCTGTTGTTTCCAATCCAACTACTAATAACAGATGAAGTGGGAGTCCACTGTCTATCTTCGTGCCACTGTTTAGTACCTTGTTCTGCACCTCTAGTTAGTTGAGGGTTAGCTGCAAGATACGCTGCTAGTGGATCAATATTTCTCCCTAAGCCTAAGCCTGTACTAAAGGAACCTGCTTTACCAACAAGATCAGAACCCATGTTGCCGTCATATCCAATATGGGCAGGTTTGATAATTGTAGGTGCAGCACCTCTTGTAGTACCTTCACTTGCTCTATCATTGACATTTACATTAGTCTGAGAATGTGCAGCAGCAATTTCTGAGTTTGTGCCAGCTAAGTTTGGTTCATCCATTGCAGGTCTTGCATTAGCAAAGCCTCCACCTTCTCCAGACATACCTCCTCTATCGCTTCCTCCTACTGAGCCTGATGAACCTGAAGCTCCAGTAGTATTTACTACTTCTTCTTCTTCTTCCTCAAACTCCATAGGCATAGCCATTAGCAGTGCCATTTTATCTTCTTCTGACATATTGGCAGTATTAGTATTCCACCAATCTTCTAATGTATTTGCCTTTTGTTGTGGTGTTCTTATTAGTTCATTATCTGCAACACCAGTATTGTGTACCCACTGTTCTATGAGTTCTTCTATTCTTTCATCCATAGTTCTACTATGCTGTTCACCATAATCATCTGGAGTGAACATTGGATAGTCAGGAATATAATCACCAGCTCTATCTTCCCAATTACCTGTGAACTCATCATAGCCACTAACTCTATTAGGATTAGGTGCAGAGAAGTTCTCATTGCTTCCGAACGTCTTGCCAAAGTTTAGCTGGCTGCGAAAGAACTCATCTTGAAATTCTTCCATCATAGACTTGTATACAGGCCTGCCACTACCATCTAGTGTCTCACCTGCATCAGTACCAATCATGCCAGAAGGTCTAAAGTAGTTATCAAATGTCTTTCTTAGTTCATCTTCATTAAACCCATAGTCTCTCCAATCTTCTGGTGAGATACTGCCTTCTTCCATCATCTCTTCTAGTGACTTCTGAGTTATATCTGCAATAGGTTTGTTCCATACCATACCAGCTTGGTCAGGAACTTTATCCATACCTACGCCATATACGTTAGCAGCTTCTCTTGTAATCCTATTTATTGCAGCTCTCATAATAAGTTTCTGAGAGTTGCTCTCTATCTGGTCAACACCTTCTTTGCCATACCTAACGCTTGTTACACCGAAGCCAAGTAAGGAAGATACTACATGCTCTTCTCCACCATATATCTCAGAAGGATGACCTTCTTTATTAAGTGGAAACTTAATACCTTCACCAAACTTAGCCCTCATATCAATCATAGAAGGTAAAGCTTCTGTATAGGAAATAGGTGCAGTAGGTTTTACTCCAGACAAATCTCCAGCTTTAACTCCGGATTTAAATGCCTCTTCGAACTCTCCAATTAACATAGCATTATGAGCACCAACATTCTTAAACTGTGGTGGCATAGTATGTGCTAAGTATCTAGCAACTTTAGGAACCATATCCTCATGGCCTTCCTGAACATACATACGAGCTACGGCATTAAAGTATTCATCAATACTGCTGTTCTCATGAAGTCCCATAGAGTAATACTGCTGAGACTTAAAGTCATCTTCACTATAGTCCATCCAACCATCAATACCTTCCTCTCTTTTCCTCACTCCTTGTAAGAAATCTATAGAGCTAATCTGTTGGTAAGATGGTAAATCACCTTTAGTGTAAAGACTGTAGTCAAACTGCATAAACTCATCTGTAGCAACTGGCCCCCTTATAGGGATAACATCAGTTGATCTACGAGGGTCATTAGTAAACTGCTGAGAAGCACCTCTATTGAAATGCCCAAAGATAGCTGCAACACCTCTCAATGCGAGTTTGTTATCACCTCTCATTGGGTTCTTGTCACGATACTTTCTTATACGATCGTCAGTGTCATCTTCATATTCATCTTCATATTCAACAACATTTAACATACCAGTTGTTGATCTTTCTCCATCTTCTTCACTAACTTCATTGAGAGCGTCTAGTTGACCTTCCCAACTATCTTCACCTAACTTACCAGTAAGATGACTTATGCGAAGATGGTTAGAGTTAATTATACCAAAGATAGATAACTCATCTTTACTAAATACACTGCCTCTTTCAGCTATAGGAGTTTCATCATACAGCTGTGCCTTACTAAGAACTTGAGATAACACATCGTCATATCCCATAGCCTTAACTTTACCAGCCAAGATAACTTCAAGTGTCATCTTGTCAGCAGCTTCCTGTACTGTACCTGTACTTAGTTGTCCAGTCTCTTCCTTAATAGTCATCTCATTATATTGAGCTAAGTCAGACTTCTTCTTTCTATCATAAGAAACTTTTCTTGCAGTAGATGGTGAAAAGCCTTTAGCTTTTAAATCTTCTTCTGCAAACCTATTAAATTCTTCTATGTTAAGTGCTTCATATACTTCAGAAGTACTGAACTTTTCTACAGCATTATTTACATCATACTCCAAACCTCTTTCAGTCTCTGGAGTACCTGACAGAATATAGTGCATAAGCATATAGTCTTTAAGTCTTTGCTTTTCAAACTCAAAGTCTTGCTTTCTTCTAAATACTTTGTCAGCTTCAATTCTATAATTATATGTTTCGTATGCAGATTCAACTTTGGTTACTTTAAGTTCCTCTTGTACAGTCTTACCATTGGCTCCTGTAACAGCAACGAAGTGCTTAGGTTGATCTGGCAATTCTTTCTTGCCTGCTACCATTGGTGTAGCTATAGCTTTCTTGTATAACTTATCACCTTCTCTTGAAAGTGATCTAATCCATTTACCTTTCTTCAAGGTAAAGTTTCTTACTTTGGCACCTTCTACAGCATTATCCCAAGTTACTGTTACTGTTCTGAAAGAGCCTGCTGACATTGTTTCGCCAGCCTTTGTTCTAGGATTCTTCTTATCCCATTTTGCTTTAGAACCTTCTGGGTCTTTTTTCCTAGCCATAGTTATTCACCTCTCTTGAGACGTTCTTTAAGGTCAAGCAATTCATGCATCATAAACAAGTCATCAATACTATATGTACCATCTTGCAATTCCCTCATTAAACAGAGAGGTGGCTCAACAACTAGAGGACGATGCAGATAGTAATTAAGAGCTGGGAAATCTTTATCCAATTCTTGATCTTCTTCCTCAGTCTCATATATTGTATTACCATCTGCATCCAGTTTTATAGAAGTAACTTGTTCTTCAACTACTTGCTGCTGTCTTTTGTTTGCTGACCTTGCTCGAAAAAATCTTTGAAGTTTACCTCCAAAACAAATGCAAAGACTTTGTACATAAACAACAAGTCGCCAGATAGTTCAGTATCAAATGTGGAAGAATTAATTTCTTTACTATCAATACGAACACCGATACAGCAATCTTTTACAAGTGTAGTAAACATATTAATATTACAATTAGTTAAGATATAGGAGAAATGATTAAGTTCCCACTCTCCATAAACTAAAGGAAGAGCGGTATCTCCCAAAGCATTCATCATTCTAACTTGCATTTCCATAGCCTTTGTTGCAGGCCATTGGATTACATAAACCTGTTTGTTTCCTATTTCTCTTGTTTCTGATTTACACGCCACGATACTTCTCCTTATTCTCTTAACTAAAATAGGGACTACTATGGTAGCCCCTATGTGTTTGTTACAGTCCTACGTACTCATATTGACCTTGAACAAACCAGATTTGTTCATACTCAATAGTCCAACTCAAAGATACAATACCAGAACCACGAACGATAGCTGGCATTACTGGAATAAACCCATTAACACCTGTTACCAAAGTGACACCCATCTTATCGTTAAGCAGACCCTGAATAGGATCAAACACTTGACGGTTGCCAGACAAGCCAGTGTTTTGAGACAACATAGCTCTGCTGTTTAGAATGGTGTTGTAATCTGAGGTTTGCAGCAGGGCAAATACCATACGACCAGAACGGTCAGCGATAGTTGCTACAGACATTTCACCGCGAGCACCAATTACTTTAGTGTGTTGCACATTAGTACGGCCTGCACTAATGATGCTATTGGTATCAGTAAAGCCAGTTACTGGAATACCGTCGAGCAACAAATCGACATTATAAAAACTATACTGCTTCATATGTTACTCCTTTATTCGCTGAACGAGCCAGTGATAACAACCTTGTGGATTGCGCCAGCGCCAACTGCAATGAAAGTAATACCACGATAGATACGGTTGCCCTTATCTGCCGAGGATACATCACTAACAGGTACATAATTAATCTGATAACCAAGTTCCAGATAGGTTCCATCGGTAGTATTACCAGGAGCAATCAAACCGTTACGAACACCTTGTCTCAAACCTTGCTCAACCTTCTGGATAATCATGCCAACACCAGTGTCCGTGTATGGAACCTTAGTAGTAGATTGATACAGCAGATTGAATACATCAGTCTCAATGCGATTTTGCAGCCAGTCAGTACCATGAATAGTATCGAAGTAAGAACCACCAGCCATTTTACTTTCTGCAAAGAAGCTATTAGAACCAACATCAAGGAACACGTTACAGTTGATTAACTGTAGTTTAGCATTCTGAGTAGAGGTTAGTTTAGCAACTGGAATAGTAGGCAGCTTCTTATACATCAGAGTAATAGTAGTGTTAGTGCCTTCGAAGTTAACAGTGAATGCACGACCGGCAACAGAAGCACCAGCATAAGTGCCAGCAATAGGAGCATATACAGAAAGAGTTCTGCTATTCTCTTTAGCATCAATCTGACCAGCAATAGTAGATTCATTGCCCACTTCAAGTACGCCTCTGTCAGAGGTAGTGTTAAACATTACCTTAGTACGAGCTTGTACCCAATCAGAAGCACTCAATACAGAATCTGTATCGTCATAGGAGCTATCAAGAACTACACCGTAGAAAGTACCATCTACTTCTTCACACTTGCTCAGAGCTTGTGTAACAGTTTCTTGTGAACTACCTTGAGTGAGTGTTGCAGACAACAACTTCATAGCTGCGGCAAGACCACCAACATCAGCAGAAGCTACTGTAATAGTAGAACTCTCACCAGTTGTAGGACTTACTACTTCAAACTGAACACCATTGTAAAAGCAAATAGTACCTGCAAGTTCAGCAGCCATTGCAGTACTTACTACACCAGCGATAGCAGACAGGGATGTTTCTCCCGACAAATCTATGGCACTAATAGTAACGTCTGTACCATCAATAGTCATAGTAAAGCCACCAGCAGTAACAGCTTGCAAGTCTGCCAGCAGTGGTTCAGAACTACCAGTTGCAGTTGCTGGAGTTGGCGCACCAGAAACCAAACCTACAAGGAAGTAGACAGGCTTTGGTTGTTGTGCATAGTATGCAGTAGCAGCTTTATTAATTTCACCAGATGGGAAATCTTCTGCCACAGCAGACATAGAACTATACTGTCTAACACGTTCAGTAGTGTTAATTGGATTAGAGCCAGCACTAGCTTCTGGACTCAACATCAGCAGAGAACCAAAACCAGCTAGTCCCTGTGGTGTAGGAGCAAGAGCAATGCTGACATTGACATACTCGGAAATTGGAACAGTTGACATATATTAATGTCTCCTTTATTTGTGATATTTAATATCAATGTGTACAGGGACGACTACATCTTCAATTTGATGCTCGCCATTAATCTCTGCTTCTACAATTCTTGGGATTCTAGTTTCTTGCGTTCTGATAACATTAAAGTTAAGTCTTACTCCTGTTCTCACTTCCCATTGAGATTCCAGCGATAGTGTCCTAACTTGTAGTGGCCCTTTATCAATAAGAACCATTCCAGACTTTTTCATTAGGTCTAATACATCCGGCCTATAGAAACTGTTATTGAAGAAGTCTGCATCTACATCATCTCTCGAAAACAGTACGTCAAAGGATAATATCCGAATACCTTTAGTTCTAAATACAAATTCATCTGTATCTGGATCATACTCATTCTCGTATTCATCATATCCTGGGCTGAATGTTCCCATAGGTCTTACAGCAGCATAAGCATCTACAGGAGGACGTGGAGCATTCTTAAACATAGGGTAAGAGTAGTTAGGTTTTAATACACACTGATCGACAATCTTCTGTACGTTCTGAATGTCTATATCCATTAGTCCCACCCATTAACACTAGAAACTCTAGTGCCCCTTCTTTCTTTCTTGACAGCTTCCAAAGTATCTTTTACTTCCACATTAAAGCAATCAACCATTTGGTTAACAAGCTCATCAGTAAGAGGTACTGGAACAGACTCTTGAAGTATAAGGTTCTGAACCTTAGCTCCAATAAGTTTCTGAAAGCCTGCTGCTTCATAGTGTCCATGCTGCAACACAATGTAAGTTGTGTCGTAGATACACAACAATGATCTAATAGGAACATCGTGTGTAGTATGAAAGCCCATGAAGGCTGGTATTCTTTCAAGCTCAGGGTTTGCTTTAAGCTGTTCCCCGAATACACCTTCCTCCCTATTGCCGTATGGGAGAGGTGTAGCTCTAATCTTTATAACTGGCCCCATAGCATTAACTACCCATTGATTGTTTGCATCCCAATAGCCACCAATAGGTGCTGCAAATAAAACATTATCAACAGTAGTATATCTGTTAAAGGCTCTTCGTTGGTTTATCATTATGGATAACCAGCAGCAACAACACGAGCACCGGCAAATGCTTGGTTACGCCACTTAATATATTGTTGACCATAGATAGTGGACGTATAAAGTCCAGCACCACTTATACCTATGTCAGCAGACTTACCTGTAGCGAAGTCAACTTCAACTTCATCTACGTCTGTCTTGCTGAGAGGTAACATTGGTGTAGTGTCGCCAGAGCTACTAGCGTCAGAGATTGCAAGGTTGTGGGCGATGAGGTATGACAATGCAACATCATACACAGGCTCATTGAGCCACCTATTAAAGTCATCACCCATTTCCAAGACAGCATCACCAAAGTAAATATCAAATCTACCTTGGCTAAGACTAGAGAACTCTGGAAACCTTGCTGTAAAACTTGCAAGATCAACCATTGTTCATTCCTCTATGTTAGACACACAGAGTCTGGTAAAGATCATTAATCTCATCCAGAGTATGAGTCTCGATTGTCACAGTAATCTTCTTCTTAGCAAGTGCTTTAATCATTGCAGGAACTTCAACTTCAGTTCCCTTAACTTTCTCAGTGATTTCTAAATCACCACATCTGATCCGCTCTGCAACAAGATTGACTTTCTTAGTTGCACCAGTAGGTTCAAAGATAGTGCGGTAGACAGGTTTACCGTCCATAGTAGCTCCAGGAATAACTTCCAGAACTTCTGCATAAATCTTTACCGTGGTGGTGCCCTTAGTTGCTTGTTTCCACAATTCATCTTCAATTTCTACTTCTGCCAAAGCAGGAACACAAATCAAGGTACTCTGTGGATATTCAGCTTTTACAATCTTGTTGCCATACTGATCAACAGTCTCCGTGTTCTTTCCCGCATTAGTACGGGCTTGGAACATAATGGGAGCTTCGGTTTTGTTTCTTAGACGCATGTTGGTTTCTCCTTTTGAGAATGATTAAAACGTTAGGCTTTATATTAGATACCATACCAAATGTCAATAGCGCGAGGATAAGTTACTTCCAGTCCTGCGAAACGACCACGGCCAGGAATTTCATAGACAAGACCATGAAGTTGTACTGGCATAAATTGCAGAGGCAGAGGTTCACGAATACGAATAGTCTGAGTACCTTCTGGAGTAGTCTTGGTCAGTACAACGAAGCACTCAGAACCACCGTCACCCATACCTTCAATAGCATTGAGAGGCTTAATGGTGGTGATATTAAAGCTGTTGTTCTGAGTGAAGTACTTCAGAATGGTGGTGTCAGACAAAGACGAACGTGGAGTACTGTTAATGTAGTTCCACTGAGCCACAGGCAACCAAATCTCGGTAGGTCTGTGAATCTTCTTAGTGGCAGCATACATAGCACCACAAGCAAAGTTCAGGTCATGGAGGATTTCATCCGGTGTTTTGTCAGCCCATTCTGTATTGGTGGAAGCACCAGCAACTACAGGGTTGTGAGCAATGTTGTTAATAGGATTGAAGAAGCCATTAAAGCTACCAGTAGAATCACCATACCAAATAGCAGTGTTGATGAATTCTTCATAGCCACGACGAGCAGCCATTGCTTTACGAGCTTCAAGTGGCATACCACTCATTTGTGCAGAAGCAACTTCGTCAATGTCATAGTCATAAGCACAGCCTACGCTCTTAACATTAATCGAGTATTCCCGACCAGAAATATCAGACTTAGGCAAATCAGTTGCGCGAGCATTGATTACCTGAGCTTTACCAATACGGTCGTAGCTTCTGTAAGTCAAAGATGTTGCACCAGCACCACCAAGGGTAAGTGTAGGGAAGCAGTCACGGGCTTCCAAGTCTGGATACAGAACATCATAAGTTGTCTGCTCAATTACTTCGAGCTGACGTTGAAAGAACAGACCATCGCTATCATTCAAGCGAGCATCTGAGTCTACGAGTTTCTGGAAGTGATCATTGAGAATCTCTACACTACCATCAGCCATTTTTACTTCACGAGCCATAATTTTACATCTCCTTTAAAAAATTGAATTACTTCTTAGCTTTCGGTTCGGCTTCTGAAGAAGCAACGATAGGAGCAGCATTGATAATGGCACGACTAATAAATACTTTAGCAAGACCACCAGCAGCACAAGAAGATTCAAACACCATGTTGCTAGACTTAACATAGCCAGCAGTTACGGCGTTAGTAAAACGACCAGTAGTCGAGTGTACATATACAGCATCACCAACAGCGGCAGCACCAGCAGAAACAACCCAAATGAAACCATCTTCCAGAATAGGAACGATAGCACCAACAGGATATGCAGAAGCACCAGTGTTAGGACGGAAGTCAGATTCAGTAGTTACCTGACGGATAGCAACACCAAAGGTATGACCCTCTAGAGCTTGACCAGTTTGAACAACACGATCACCATCAGCAGGTACGCGATCAACAGCAGTACCATAGTTAACTACGTTCTTTGCTTTGAAACTTTCACGAATACTATTAGTGTAAGACAGACCATCAAGGTTGCCTTCGATGTTGTCGCGAGTGTTAATGTTATAGGCTTGAACAGGCATTATTTAACTCCTTCATTTCGTTTAATCATGTTCTCACGCGCTTTAGTGTTGGCGGGAACATAAGTTTCCTTCTTCAGTTCTTTACCAGCAACATCTTTCAGTACCTGAGTAATGCCAGAGTCATCAGTAACTTCATCTTCAAGAAGAATTTGATAGCGAACATCAACGTATGTGTCAGACTTATCCTTAAGGTCAATGCCCTTAACTTTACTAACTACAGCACGTTTGATATCCATTTCAGACTTACCTTTTACTTCTACGTCTGCGATAGAAAGAGCTTCTGCAACAAATGCCATACGAGCTTCTACCAAAGTATCAATGTCTGCAAGCTGTGCTTGAGCATCCTTCAGTTTAGTCTCGGTATCTTCTAGCTTGGCTTTAAGAACATCAACTTCATCCTGCAACTTAACGTCACCGACTTTAGTTTCTTCTTCTTTTGGAGCTTCTTCTTTTGGGGCTTCTTCAGCTTCTACTTCTACTTCAACTTCTTCAACTACTACTTCTGGTTCTTCTTCTTTATCTTCTTTATCTTCGTCTGCAATGTTAGCAACACCAGCACGACCATTCTTTACAATGGCAATGTGGTTAGCACGAATCATAGTTTTCTCTGCATCCCACTCACTACCTTCATCAGCTAGTTTCAGAATACAAGTATGACCAGAACTCAGCTGACTAACATTAGTCTTAACTAAGCTGATTGCATCTGCATCGTTAAGAACCAGAGTACCAACAAGTACATCACCGTCACGCAAAGGCATACCTTCCAGAACACCTTTAATAAGATCTTTAGCATTTTCAGTATTTACATCTGCTTCTGGATGACCAATAGTAATTGGCGCAGAACGATAGGAGTCAATACTGTCTGCTGCAAAGAGTTCTTCTTCTGTTGTCATAATCTTAACAATAGAATCTGGCTCTCTGTCTGCGAACAAAGCTCCGCATTCTTTAGCCTTATACTCCATGATGCCTGTTCTTGCGATAGAACAAGGAGCAATCATCTGACCACTAATCTTGTACTTTCGTTTGGTAGGCATTTGAAGTTTGTCATTAAACTGGATAGAAGCAGTAGCCTCATCACCAAATCTAACAACATCCTTACGAATGTCCTTCATATATAATCCTCATTTCTTAGGGCTAGGTTTGTCTCCACCTTCTGACGGACGAGAAATCTTAGAGGCTCCTGCTGCTGGTGCTGTAGGAACAGCGCCCATATCTTCCTTACTAAAGATGTTCTTAGTATTGAGGATATTATGTGCAGCTTGTGGTGTTAGTACACCTTGCTCTACAAGAGATGCCAAAGAATCACAAACATCTTTCTCTCTCTTATCTTTCTCAGCAGTAGATTCTGGAAACAGACTATTCCACTTATATGTATACTCACCAATACCACAATGAGCTTGAATAATAGCATCTATCTTCTCAAGTCTAGGTGCGAACATCATAGTCTGAATTGCTTCAAGAACTTCAATGTAGTTAACCATATCACTCTCACCTGTAGCATTCATGCCAGTGGGTGATGTACTGAGAAATCTAGTTGCTGGAATACCAACTGCTGCTGCAAGAATCTCAAGATACTCCCAGCATAAGTCCTTAACTCCGTTGAGGGCTATTTTCTTCATGTCGTATACTTCATTGCTATCCATAAGAATAACATTGTATACAGACTTAAGTTGCTTCATCATTCTAAAACGTCTCATAACAGCTAACTCACCAGCAGGGTTTGTCAGCATATTTTGCAGGCCGTTAATAGTAATCACATCTACGTTTGCTTCTGTAACCAACTGTGCAGCAGACTTCATAGCAGAATGAAAGTTGTCTATCATCTCTCTGAGGGGAATCAAAACACTATCACTGTACCATTGGTTATGCCAGTTTTCATACATGGGCAGTTCTGTTCCTTCAAACCTGATCAACCGAGAGTTATGAATGCGAGCAGAACTACCAGCAATCATATAAAATTCAGGTTGACCATAAGATGGTGACAAAGGATTCTGGTCAATACCACCAGTGCCCAACAATCTAGTGCGATCAATAATTTGTAGCGACTTAATACAGTTTGGTTTTAGCCTCTCTATATCTAATGGTGTTTCCATTCTTCCTGCTTTCTTTAGGTCAAGGAGAATAGCACTTGTGCCATAGACTCTTGCCCACTTATATGCATTGTAGAATAGCTGCTGAACACTAAACAACCTGTCAGCTTCCACACCTTCTTCCGTACTAATCTCTCTCCACTTACGAGTAGCATCAAGTGGAATAATAGTACAAACCTTTTGAGACACCCAATCTTCACGGAAACGAGTAATCAGATCATCTTGATCTTGGTTAGCTCCACTTCTATTCCATTGATTGTAAGTAGTCTTATCCATCGGGCCACCTAAACCAGATACTACGTTCTCTAGTCCATCGGCAGCTTTAAAACTTTCTTCTACTCCATCTAACTCCAGTTGCTCATTCATTTTTAGCCCTCTTACTTGTATAGCCGTTGGGCTTTTCAATATGGTACTCAGGCTTAGTACTAATAATAAGTTCTGCCTTTTCTCCAGAGGTTTCTACAGTGGCAATCTTATTGCCCTGCTCGTCTACAATATGAAAGAGATTGTTGCCAGATGCTTTCTTACACAATCTTGTGTTTAGCATACATATCTCCTTATTAAACCCATGACTCGTAGTTAGCAGAGCTACCACTGTATACAATATCTACAGCATCACTAACATTATCTACACAGTCATCATGCCCTGTACCACTTCCCAAGCCTGTCATAGATAGTATCTCCCTCATGAAATGTGCTTTATGTACATGTTCATGTGGAAACCATATTCTACCTTGTGCGAAGTAGGGGATAGCATTAAGGAATCTCGCTACCTTATCTCCGCTACTCTTATCTTTAGGAACTGGCAGTATTCTAATATTACCATCTCTAGTAAACTGTTGGTTTAAGAACTGTCCACTACTCTTATCTTCCATATATAGTGCAGTTGGGAGCATAGTTGGGAAGTTCATATCTAATACATTATGCTTATTCCAAAACTTAATTAATTCTCTTTTTAGTTCAGGTGTTTCATACTTACCTAACATAATATCTAACAGATGTAAATCATTAGCATAAGTCACACCCCAAAAACAAGCTACTGAATAGTCAGAGTAGTCCTTTGTAGTTGATGCAGTATCAGCAGTCATAAATGTACGAGAGAATAATTTCTTATCTATCTCATGCCATTCTTGCCACCATTCATCTTGTACAAGTCCTGTACCTTGTGCAGTAGGATCACCCATATACTGACTGTTAAATGTATATGGTGTTGCCTGCTTCATAGCTAAGAGAGAATCTAAATTCTTTCTTGAAGGCCATAATGCAGAAGGATATTCTTCTCTGTTTAATTTATACAACACTGGTTTAGCATGTGTGTAGCTTTGCTTTTCTAATATTCTTTCATACCAACCTTTGCTACCAGTTTCTTTGTCAATGATGCCAGGAATGTTTAAGTAGTCATAAGTATCAGAAGAGTTTCCTCTTAACAAATAACCAATTAAGTCTAGGTCATGTACTCTCTGCATAATAATAACAATAGGAGTACGAGGACACTTTACAATTTTACCACTGTCATCTTGCACTTCACCATCATTAGCCAAACGTGACATAAATGTGTTGTCGTATCTATCATTTATCTCACCTCTGATTGCTGGAGAATAAGCATCTTTAGGTTTAATACTATCATCGACTACAAACACTCCAGAGTATTTAGTAGATAATGATCCAGCACCTTTACCAGTTAGTTTACCACCAGTAGGCACTGCGTGCATTACACCACCTTTAGTTGTTCCCCATCTTTCCAAAGATCGTTTAGAAGAATCAATCCTAAGAGAAGGATAGATCTTCATAAATAATTCAGAAAGCATAACACTACGAATATAGCCAGAAGATTCGGAAACAACATCATCTGCATAAGAAGTAATAATATTATGCGAACCAGGATTATGGCAAAAGGAAAAGAGTGGTAAAGATATAGATAGTATTTGAGTTTTAGAATGTCGAGGAGGAATAGTAATAATAACTCTATCACGTTTACCATCTACAACATCTTGGCAGACATCAAACATAATGGAGTGAAAGTCTTGCATCTGAAACTTAAAGCCCATTTGTATTTCAAAAGTCCAAAGAGCAAAAGCTTTGAAATCATTATGGAAAAGTTTCCTTACTGCAATACAATCTTCATTACTAATTTTACTAATATCTACTTCTAAAGGAGTATTAACAATCTCATCTACCATACTCTTTTGCTTTTTATTTGCTGTTGCTATTTTTGCTCTACCATCTGCATCTACTTCTACTTTACCACCTGTTACTATCTTCTTTATTTCATTTGCGAAGATAGTATTATTCTTATGGTCTGCTTTCTCAAAAGCTTTTAATTGAGCTTCTTGCAGAGAATTTAGTATAGCATTATCTTCCAGTCCTTGACCTTCAATCTCACTATCTAAATTGATTTTGTATCGTTCTAATATAAATGGATTCTCAGATATATATTTTCTGAGTTGTGGTAATGGTAATAATATACCTCTTGTTCTACTTACTTTTAGCAGATCGCCATAGTATTGTGTTAAGAGGGATACTATATAATTATCTACCTGCTCATCTATTGGTTGACTTAACATTACATAGAGTCCTTATCAAACTCTCTACTGCGTTTAACTCTTTCTTCAAATTCCCTACGGTTCTCTGAATTAAAGTTATCTGTATCTCTAATAATCTTTTGTTCCATGTTGAATGTAGCATCACAACATGGACACTCTGTTTGGCCATAACTTAGGCAAGCATGGCAAGCTGGACATAAAATATGAATAGCCATTGGATTCTCCTTTAATTTTTATTTAATAAACTTTTGTAGCGCCTTCTTATGGATACCCCTGATACCTACAGCCCTAGTGCCCCGTGGCTTTCAGGAAACGGCCTTTGGCCAATTTCCCGAAAACTTTGGAAACTTTTTGTTAGCTGAAGAATTTCGGACACTTCATCACTGTTGTTACATCCCAAGTTCCTAGTGTTGGATGATCTGGAAGCTCTACATTGTAAAACATTTCCCAATATTCCTTAAGTTCCTGCATTATATTACGAGAATACAAAGCAACAAACTCTTGTCTTATGATCTTATCCAGCATTGGTATGTAATTAGCATGTACTGCAAAGGAGTCATGTATCCAAATAGAGTCTAGTCCCATATCATTAAGCCGTTTTGCTACCATCCTAAGATGTGTAGCGTCTAAGCTATGAATGATGTTAGGGCCAATCGCTAGTTGAGCTTTAGAGAGTTTAGGCACAAACCTACCATCTTCTATTATGTCATCCTTACAATCTACTGTGAATGATTTCCTTCTTACAATAACCTTTACCTGTGTGAACTCTTTCTTAGTATAAGACTGTCTAGCCATGAAACCATCTGGAGTAGGCCACTGTATTTCATAGTGACCTTTCTCAGTGATTATTCTGACACACTCTTTAAGCCAGTCTACACCAGCTACCATTGGTTGTAGTATTTCATTGGAAACATTAAACATAGAACTACCTAAAGCAGAACTAATCTTTATATCTAGTTCAGGATATAAGTCACGCATATTATCCATTGAGGACATACGAGTTGCTGAGTATGCGAAAGTCATGACTGTTTTCTTTGCAGTCTTTCTTATTCCATACTTCTTATATTCTTCTTCCAGCGTTTCTCTCCAACGATATGCTACATACTCATAAATATCCATACCATCTTCAGCAGGTAATACTTCCATACCTAATCTGTTTGTAATGGCATTAGTTCTGAGCAGTGCTGACCAATGTTGTAGTCCTGAACACTTACCATCTCTCTCTACAAAAGAGTTAATTGGAGCATCAGGATTGGTTAGATATTCTCTAATGGTTTGAGCCACTGCAAGCCCGTAAAACGGCTTGTCCCAGTCCATCCAGCCCCTGTCAGTCAGCGCATTGGCTGCTGCCGTGGCGTATGCGTAGGCTTTGGCCTCCGGTGGTAGGGCAGTAAGGGTAGGGCATTCAGACTGGCTGTCAGCGTGGCTCAGGAGGGCCATTAGACCGCCAGGACTCAAAACCTCCCTGTGTGAAGGTATGCACATTGCCTTCTCATAATTACTACCTTGAGGATTTACTCCCACTGTTACATCACAATAGGTTCTTCCTCTACAGTCTAGGAAGTATGGAAACCTAAACTTATCGTGGCCTACAATTACAGATGTTTCTACAGCCCTGTGTGCCATTACATCCTTATGAACATCCATCACTTGAGGAATTATGTCTGCTATAAAATGGTTAACTTCAAACACAGTTTGAGAGATACCTTCAATGACTTCATAATGTACCTTTTGTGCAATACCTCTCCTAACTTCTGGACTTGGTATCTCAAGCCCAAGAAGAATAGGATACTTCAGGCTCTCTGGTAGAGTTCCTTCAGTAAGTATATATAGTAGTTTGTCAGTAGGTTGGTATAAGGTTTGTTTCCACTTTGCATTAATAGGATGCTGAATCTTAATCTTCCTCATAAAGCCTGCAAGCTCTAGTGCTATTAACAGGTTAAAGCTAATAGACCAATCATCATGCAGATACTTAACAAGATAAGCAGCAGTATCACTTCCTTCACGCTTTGTGGCCAATGCAGTATAGAGCTTAGGTATACAATCAACATATACCTGAGCATCTTTCCTATATGGTGGTCGGAGGTTAGGTATCAACCTCCTAGCAACAACTTCTTCAAATCTGCGATGTTTGAACAACTTCTCCGGTAATAATACTTCCATAATCCCACTCTCCTGTTAGGCCACTAACTGAGTATTCAGAAACAGTAGCTTCAAAGAAGTTAGTCTGCCCTTCTGCAATAATCCAGTCAAGCCAAGGAAAAGGATTAGTAACACCTGTCCAGTTGTCCTTAAAACCAATTTGATTCAGTCTGCGATTAGCAATGAAACGAATATACTGTTTAACTTCCAGAGCAGTAATGCCTTCTACACCACCCATCTTAAATGCATCATCAATGAAAGCATCTTCCAATGCTACAGCATCTCTGTACATCTGATAAATAGATAGCTTGAATTCATCTGTCAGTATACCTTGGTTTTCTTTGCAGTAAGCCTTAAAGAGTTCAGACATTCCAAGTACATGTTCTGTCTCATCTCTCAGACTCCATTCTGTAATAGAGCAGAGTCCTTTCATCTTACCAAACCTCTGGAAGTTTAATAGCATGACAAAGCTGCTAAACAAACTCATACCTTCATTGCATACAGATTGTGCAAGACTCTTGGCAATACCTTTAGGAGTACCAATATTGTTATCTTGCATCATATAGATCTTGGCAGCCATATGTTCAAAGTTCAGAAACTCTGAATAGATATGTTCAGGCAAACCAATAGTATCTGTAAACAAAGCATAAGCTCGCTGGTGAATACCTTCTCTTGCTGCGAAAGCAAGTAGCATACATCTCACTTCATTGTTCTTGAATATAGGAATAAACAAGTCACAATAGTTCTGACCTACTTGTACATCTGTTTGAGTAAAGAGCTTCATAATTTGTAGTATGAAGTTCTTTTCCTCTGGAGATAGTATGTCACCACTATTCCATTGCATTACATCATCACCAAGTTCTACTTCTTCCTCAGCCCAATGGATAAGTTCATGCCTGTTGGCAAAGTCCATAAACTGAGGATATTTGAATGGCTTATATGTTTTACTAAACTCTGTTAACATATACTTCTCCTATGCGTGGCAAGCTGTACATTCTTCTGCATCACCAAGTATTTCCCTGACGATAGCAGAACTAACTTTATCAGCCTGTACAACACTACCTGTTCTCAAGTAGTAAAGTCCTTTAAGCCCCATCTTCCATGCCATGTAGTGAATGTAATTAACCAAACCTTTATCAGCATTAGCCTTAAAGTATAAGTTAACAGATTGACCTTGACATAGAAATTCCTGTCTTGCAGACGCCTGATTAATAACAGCAATCATGTTTATTTCCTTAAAGGTTTTAAACACTGCCTTCTCATCATCAGACAAACAATGCAGCTTCTGCACACTACCTTCGTTCTGGATAATAAGTTCCCACTGTTTGTTAATCCATTCAGTAGAAGTCATTCCCATCATGTTAAGTGTTTTCCAAGGTACTTTATTCTCTAGCAGTTCTTGGAGATATTGATTCTTAACAAGGTGTGTTCCAATCCTAGTGCGGTGAGCATAAGCATTACTATTAACAGGCTCAATACTAGCAGTACAGTTGGCCATGATCGAACTGTTCGCATTAGGTGCAATTGCAAGTAAGTGCAAGTTACGACACTTATAACCAGCATCAACAGCGTCAGGACAGCTACCTCGAATTGTAGCCAGTCGAATGGTTGCACGTTGTGCCTCCGCTTTTATATATGAGAATATATTTCTCGTTAATCTTACAGCATCATCACTCTCGAAAGGAATCATCCGCTTCATCAGCAGACCATGCCAGCCCATTGCTCCAATACCAATATCTCTACTTCTTTCAGCAGCATATCTTGCTCTGCTAATATTATCAGGAGCCTTATTAATAAAGACTTCCAATACATTATCCAGCATCTCTACTAGGTCTTGTACCAGTGTTTCACTCCAGTCATTTAGTGTTTCTAAGTTAAGACTAGCAAGACAACAAACTGCTGTTCTTTCCTCATCTGTTACTAAGTGAATTTCATTACATAGGTTAGAACCTTTGATAGAGAGATTTAACTTCTGTTGTGCTGGATGCAAAAAGCGGTTAGCAGTGTCAATGAAGTTAAAGTATGGTTCACCAGTTCGGTGTCTAACAGTGAGAGCAAGCTCCCACAGTTCCCTAGCCTTAACTACCTCTTTAGTCGATCCAGTCTTAGGATCAATTAAAGCCCACTCTCCATTACTCTCTACAGCTTCCATGAAAATATCAGGGATATTTATAGCGTTATGAATGTTAGTGGATTTTCGGTTAATGTCACCACCAGGAACACGCACAGAAATAAACTCCCTAATGTCAGGATGAGAAATATCCATGTAAGCAGCATATGCTCCTTTTCTTGTTTCTCCTTGTTTGTATGCAGTAAGAGCACCATCAACAGAATGCAAGAAAGGAATAGGGCCAGGACTCTTACTTGATACACATCGTATATCGTTCCAATGTCCACCTACTCCACCTCCATAAACAGACAACCATTTAGTCTCAATTTCATGTCCAATAAGTCCTTCTAGTGTATCTGGGACATAAGACAAGAAACAAGATATGGGTAGCCCACGATCTGTAGGACTACAATTAGAAAGGATAGGACTAGAAAACATAAAGTGTAATCTAGAGACTGCATCGTACAACCTTTGCGCGTGTTCATCATCACTCCCGAA